AGATGCTGTAGATCCAGCACTGGCTGTAATTGTTGGGTGGCTAGAAATCCAATCTGGTGTACCAATTTTAACCCAATCACCTGCACGATTTTTGTAATAGAAAGAAATCTCATGACTTGTAGATTGGTCAACGTTGGAAGTATTATCTTCTTGCTCACCTTCGGATAGTGCGTTTGTACCAACTGCTACAGCATATTCGCCAATACGTCCAACGCTGGGCTTCGGACCAGTAGCAGTCAACTGACTTGCTTCTAACACGATCAATGGTGTTTTAGAAACAAAACTTTGTCCATTACGTGTGCTGGCAGGTGCGGCATTCCATTCAAAAATACCCCATTGTGTTGTACTTGTATCTAACCAGAATGTACCGTCTTGAGGATCTCCGCCTGGAGCGTCTGCTGATGGCTCAAGTGCTGTTAAATCAATGTCTGCACGAGCAACCAATACTGAATTAGCTACGCCTAAGAAACTGTATGCGGCTTGCAGGCCAAACTCATTTAATTCGCCTGCATGAACTGGGTTGTTATTATTGTCAACACGGAAAGTTGGATCTCCAAACAAGTCTGCTAGTTCTCTTTGACTTGTTACAGTATAAACTTTTCCAGCATTGGTTGTTAGGGTACCTTGGGCTGTGCCGGTACCTGAAGCATTCTTTTTGTTGGCTGCTGAAGCAACGATAACTAGTGGTCTAGTACCTGGTTCAGCAGGTGTGTAAAAACTTTCGTCGATTACAGAAACCTGTACGCCTGGTGAAGTTAAAGCCATTTTAGTGGTCTCCTTTATTACTCATAATATTTAGCGTAACTTAGTAGAAAGAGCCCGTTATAACATCTAGAAAAGGGTTCAAAAAGGGCGGTTGCTAAATATCATATGCGACCTTTATGTAAAACCTGTGATTCCAAGCCCTGTGCAGTTAACTACTACAAGGGAAAGAAAGTATTCTACAGGAGTCAGTGTGACAGTTGTGCTAGAGGTGCCACACCCAAGAAGCCTAGATGGTATCAACTGGGTTATAGACAACGGGACTTTTGTGAAAAGTGTGGGTTCAAAAGTAAGAACGCAAAAGTATTCAATGTATTCCACATAGACGGAAATTTAGATAACTGTAGACCCACTAATCTAAAAACAGTATGCGCCAACTGTCAACGCATACTGCACCAAGAAGGTGTCAAGTGGCGGCAGGGAGATTTGACACCAGATTTTTAATTGCTAGATATAGGTCGTCAATACTGCCGTTATTGTCTAACTCTGCGTCAAACTGTGTGCCTACCCATGCTGTTTCACTGGCATGAATTCCTGTGCTTTCTAATTTAGTTTTACTAGAAGACCACATCATATTGCCGTCAGGTCCGCGATTTACGTTTACTGCGGCATCATACCATTCAGGCAATGCACCTCGTTTGATCCACACAATCCTACCGCCTGCACGGCGAATGCTGGCAATTTCGTTGGGGAAACGGCAGTCGCTGATTACAATGTTATCTGAGGAATTACGCAGTTTGTTTTCTAGACTAGCAATCCAGGTGTCATCGTGAAAGCCTCTTCGGCATACTTCTGTTCCCCAATATTGTAGTACCCAGCGTGGTGTTAAGTTGGGCATTTTCAAGCGGTCTGCCCACCAAGGATCTACTTGTTCTCGCCATTCACGAGCAGTTTTTGTGCGACCTTCCAGCATGGTTCTGTCCCAACCAAATACTGCGGCAACTGCATCTTTTAATGTGTTGGCAAAACTTTCTCTGCGAAATTCGTGAAAGTTAACTAGATAGTCAGCAACTGTGTCTTTGCCTGAACCAATAAAACCGCACACACCTATAATCATAGCGTCTCCTTAGATAACGCTAGTATATAACAGTTAGATTACAAGGTCAAATTATTTTTAGCCAATAATGAATGTGTAGCCACGTCCGCCAGCAACTTGAGTGATCAGTTCTGCTTCCAATTTTTCCATCTCAGCAGTGCCTTCAGATTTCATAGCAGATCCGTTGAGTGCTGTACCGCCTTGAGGGCCAGCAATTTGTGCGAACTTTTCCCAATGTCGGGACGATAGTTGTAGCAGTAAAGCATTAGTTCTTCGTCACTGTTACGTGGACGTTGTAACAATGTTAATTTGTGACTTTGACTGTGCCATTTAAACTCTATAAAACTGCCAAACATACGACCAATCATTTCCTGATACTGAGCAAACAATTCGTAGGTCAATATGCCACCCATGTTGCTACTGGATAGCAAATAGGTGTTGGTGTAAGCCAAATTAAACGGTTCAAAGATTGTGCCGCCTTGCCCGCCACCTGTTCTTGAACCAATACTACGACGGAATATTTGACGTACTTCAATTACTTCCTTGGGCAATATGTATGTGTTCTGATCCTGTACAGTGGTCAAGAACATGTAACTTTCTTCCACACTACTGTCGCCTCGTTGACGATATTTGCCTAGAGCACGTTCTAATGCTGTTTCGTAGTGCTTGGGATCTAGTTCAACAGCAATCATGCCGTCGCCCAGCATGTTACGACAGTAGTCGTAGACTGCTGTTTTTGCCTGTTGTAGTTCGTTGATTTCTGTAGTTGGCATTGTTTATCTCTTTAGTATATTTACCGTTTAAGTTGGGGTACCCCACGCTCCGCCACTCTGTTGCCAAGCACCGTCTGTAAAGATTAAAGTACAGATGCCACCAACACTATCATAATAACTTTCACTAGAATTGTCGTATACGCTGAATGGCGACAACGTGCCAACACCTATATTACGACTATTGGCAACTAATACACTTACGTTAGCCGGAACAACACCATTTTGTGCCACTAGATACATGATCTGTCCTTCCGTACCGTCAGCCAGTGTGTAAGCACCGTCAGTTAGTTTGTTGATAGTCTTAGTTAGGTCTATAGCCGTAACCCCTTGAACAACATCCGCAACTGATATATTTGAGGTGCTTCCAGATGTTCCACCCAGATCACCGGTATCTAATGTTCCAATAACAGCACCTACTGCGGTATTACCAGTTGTGGCAGTGACAGTATATGCGGCTACTCCGCTAGTGACTACTACTGTAAATGTAACTCCACTTAGAGTAAATGGACCGTAGTTTCCATCTACAATAGAACCTATATATGTGCTATCTTCCAGAGCAGTTGCTGTTCCAGTGTTATAGGCAATGCCAGTCTTGGCCACTGTAGTTAGGGTACTACCAGTATAAGCCGTTGTCTGTACAGTATTATCTGGGAATGTTAGATCACCATCCTCACCAAATTGCCATCTGCGTAGTGTTGAGTCTGAAAGATTGACTTCAATGTTGATACCGTTTTCACCGCGGATATTACCGGTAGGGTTTAATTCTAAATCGCCAGGTAGTGATGTAATACCATCTGAACTAAACAACCAATAGTTACCTGTACCGGTAATATCAGTTGCCATTACAATTCCTGGAGGTGCTCCATTGTCGTCAATAGTGATCCGAGTATTGTTGCCACCAATTCGAACAAATGCGTTACTGCCTAAATCTCCAGAACTGTCTATGGTCATACCATTTGGCAATGTTACAATTCCATCAGTGCCAAATTGCCAAGCGTGAACATCTGGAGTAGGGTATGTGTACACACCAGTAGGAGCAACACTTCCATAAGGAGGATTGGTGTTCCACTGTGCTACTGGTACATTTAATGTTCCTGTGTTGACATAAAGTGGTGTAACTGGATCATAGCCAGGAGCAACAATTCCATACTCGCCTTCTACAAACTGTATAAAAGGATCATTGGCAGGGTCATAACTACCTGGGTAACCAACTGGATACCACAGTGAATTTGCTCCGTCTTTGATGTAGGTTACATTCACCAAGGCAACATCAGCACCACTGATAACTATGGTAGTTGGCGGCACCAATGGCACAGTTGTTTCTGTAGTTACTTGTATTCCACCATCCACTGTAGTACGCACATTGTGATTGTCTGTGCCTAAGAAGATGCTGGTCTCTGCTAAATTGCCTGTGGTCAAATGTAAATGATATGGGCTGTCAAAAGTGGGTGCGTCAGCATTGATCAAGCCGGATTCAACACCCACATTCGCAGGGTCGTAGTTGTTGTCTTCAGGTGATACACGCACAGTAAATTCATAGTCGTCATTGTCTACTACAAAACTGATAGGTCCAACACTACCACCAGTTCCATTTATTGCTATTGTGCCAGAACTTGGAGTTGTTAGGCCAGCATCGGTTGGATAGATCCACCAGTAGAGTGTTTGGTTATTATAATTGCTTGCACCGTTAATATAGAATTCAAGTGTATCACCAACTAGGGCAGTATTATCTTGATAACTTAAGGTTATGCCGTTGTCAGTGAAATT